TTAGCCTTTAATTGCAGTTGCTTTTGATCGTTTTACCTTCCGCCGATCATATACTTTTGCCACCATTCTGCCGTCAGAGTGGCCACTGGCATCGCCGCTGCGGGTAGTTTCATCGTTGCTATCCAGGCGATCTGTTACCGCAGTGGGCCGCATGTGAGTAAGTGCGAAGCGTTCAAACGTGACACCTTCTTTCTCTGCCTTTGCTTTGCAATATTTCATCAATCGCGCCCAAATCGTATTCCAGCCGCTCCGGGTATAGACCTGTCCAGAGGTATTGCCAAAGATGTAGACGCTGGTCGTCCGCTGCAATTTAAGCGCCTCGTCAATGACAGAGCGCAGTTCTGGCGACCATTCCATCAGCTTGTAACGCTGCTCCTGACCAGCCCGACGCTTGCCGATAGGGACCTTCAGGCCATCATCAACAATGCACTGCCGCGTCAGTTCTCGGGTCTCTGTGGCACGGCAGACTGCCATGTAAGCGGCGAGCACACTCAAGGCGCATACAAGGTAGCTTCCCCCCCGTATTCTGGCCTCTGCGACCGCAAATTCAACGTGCGCCCACTCGACAAGTTTCGTGCTTGGCGTTCCTTTGTTGTATTTGATGTCGCGGCACGGGTTAATTTCCAGCATGCCGAGGCGACGACCATATTCCAACGCGGCGGACAGTAGGGAAATTTCCTTGTTTGCCTTGGCTGGAGCACCAGCTTCTGCACGAAAAGACAGATAACCATAAATATCTTTTGGCCGAATATCCTGCGGTGCCATCAGGCCGAACACCTTTTTCAAATTCTTCGACTCGACCTTGTTTTCCAGTAATGTCGTCGAGGCTTTGCGCATTTTACTTCCGGCCGGCATTGACTCCTGCCATTTGAAATACTTGTCAATCAGGTCGCCAGTAGTGCCAGGTGCTGACGCATTGCCGTTCAGCACTTCAGCCCGCTCAATGGCATCCTTGCGGGCTGCAGCGATGGCAGTCGGGTTGTTCGATGGCGCGGTAATGCGAAATTTCCAGGTGCCATCTGGCAGCTTGTAGCCGAAACTGACCTTGAATTTCCCTTTGCGCATGTACAGCCGGAAGGGCAAGCCGTCGGGGGAGGATCGACGCCCAATCATGCCCGCAACGCCGCAAAATTGGGTTCAACCCGTTGGGCTGACTTCGCCAGCGCCGGTTTGACACCTGACATTCTGGCGTCATGGTACGCCCGAGCGACTCGCGGAAAGCCGACAAGATTCTTTTCATAAGGCCAGTTGCCGCGGTCAAGCCAGCGGCGCATGCACGCATAGCTGTTTGGCTGGCACCCGATAAGGGCGGCGAGCTCAGCAGCGCTCATGTAATTTTCCATCATTTCCTCCCAATCGAAACAGCCCAAGGGCAGTACGGAGCGGCGTGGCCGAGACCGCCGCATAGTGTGCATTTTTTCATTGTTTTTACATCCTGTTATCAGTGCCGCAGTTGGCGCAGTTGCTCGAATATCGTTGGGCGTCGCTGACGAAGCGACCACAGCCGGCGCAGTTATAAATGTCACTACCAAGCCGGCCCTTCTTTCGCGAGAACCATTCAAATTCGATAGGCTGGTTGGTGGTGAACGCGCTCGCAGCTATCAGGGTTTGGCGGTTCGCTGCTGTATTTGGCACGACTGGCCCGGCGTCTCCGTCCACGGTGCGAGGTAGCGGCGCTCCGGCCATCGCTTCGGCCACAGCGCAGGGAACTGCGAAAGTGCTTTCTCCGCTGCTGTAATAGCCAAGATGGGCCTCCACCTGCTCACGCGAGTATTTTCCCGCCCAAGAAAGCGCCCACCTATATCCGGCGTCGTTCGGTCCCCAAAAGGTTATGTACGGCGCGTCGCGGCGGGTGTGCCTGGTGCTGACAATATAGAACTCGCTCATTCCATATCCCCCTTTGCTGCGGCGATGGCTGCATCGATGGCATTGCGAATATCATTGGCGAAATAGTCTGAGCCCTCGAAGCATTGCTTTTCGCCATCTGGATCGCAAAGCGTTACGGAGCCGGCTCCGTTTTCCAGCTCAATGATGATTTCGTAGCCGAAAGGTAGCTCTCCGCATGCTCGATATGTTTCTGCGCCGATGTCTCGCAGCTTTGCATCATCGTAATGACCCCGGCGCTCGATCTCCTTCGCATCACTCAGCGGCGCTGCTGGGGCAGGCGGGGCGATGGCGTGGATGGATATGAGTCGATTGATTTCTGCCTTCACTTCGCACCATGTCACATCATCAGGCCCAAAATTACGCCTGCTCCAATCCTTGAACTTCCGATAAAGGCCGCTGACAATTTCATCTGCTCGGCTATCATCCCATTTCACCGGCTCCGCACTTACAGGCGCTGGCGGGGCGGCGCGACGGTTCCAGTTTGCCGCCGCTTTTACGGCGTTGTCAGCGCCTGCCGTTCTGGTGCCGCAGCCACCGTCGTTGAAGTTGCAGACAGCAAAGCGTTCGCCAGGGTAATTCGTTTGGTGTATTTCAACAGTGTCACTTTTACCGCACGTTGGGCAGGGCATCGCCCGCTCTTTATCTGTATCGAGTTTCATGCGACCCTCGCAATTTGGTGCTCATGAGCAAAGTTCGCTTCAATCAAAGCGCGCGCCATCGGCGGGCATACCGAGTTTCCGCACATGCGCACCTGGGCGCTTTTGGTAAGTGGCCGCCACGGAATGCTGTTCACATCAGCCACCTGCTGACCGTCGATAAATAGCTTTTCCCAATCCGGTACGCTGTCGATCAGGTATTCATCGCCGAAGCCTTGCGCGCGGAACAGTTCGCGCGGTGCTAGCATGCGCAGGCCGATATCTATAATCTGATAATCCTGCCCCTTGATGGTGACAAGGCCGAAGCGGTCGCGGCTGGTGACCGTGCGCATCGGGTTATCGATGCCGTCGGAGTCTTTCTCGCTGCCGTAATAGCTCAGCAGGAAGGCGCGGACCTCGGCATGATGCTGGCCGCCGGCGCTGACCGTCCCCAGCGGTTCGTCGATTGGCATATTGCGCTGGTTGCTGGCATTGGCGTGCTCGGTCAGCAGCGCGGTCACAAGGCTGTGATGATCGGAGCTGGTCACTGTGCCGAGAGGATCGGCCAAGTCGGATCCGACCACGCCGGTGTAATGCTTGGCGAGGAAGGCCGTTGCTATCGCCTTGTTGCCACTTGCCACAACGGTGCCGAGTGGGGTTTCGATGTCTTGCGCCCCTTGGCCCCAACGTTTGACACCGCTCGGCGATACCTCGCCATGTGCGGCATCGACCAGCGTTGCCGATACTAGTGCATGCTTCCCGGTGCCACCGACAACGGTACCGAGAGGCTTCTCAATATCCAGCGCACGCGGCGCCTGGCCTTCGCGCTCGCCGTAGCCGACCTGAACCATGGTTGCGGCTGCAAGTGCTTTCTCGCCACGGTGCGCGCCGGTGATCGTGCGGAACGGTTCATGAATTGATTCAGTGCGGTCGCTGCCTTGATGCGTGACCGGGACGATGCTCGGTACGACCACGGAGCGGTGATTTTCAGTTGTCAGTGTGCCGAATGGCTGGTTTGCCGATACCGGCTTGCCGCCATAGATCGGACCACCTTGACCGACAATAAACGGATTCGCAGCGTCCACCACGTAGCGCATGATGCCTTTGGCGATACGGCGCAGAGTGGCATCAGCCAGCGGACGGTCACGTTCGAAGATCGACGGGCAGGGCAGTGACCAGTCGATGCACTCGGCGGCGGTGCGGTAGGGCAGCAGCTTGCCGGATTGCACACCCAGGCTACCCGGTGCGCCGTGCGTCGGCTCCGGCCACATGATCGGCAGGCCATCGCGGCGGGCGACCAGAAACAGGCGTTTGCGGATGGTCGGCGTGTCGTGATCGCAGCCGCGCATTTCGCGCCAGTCTACGTTGTAACCATGGCCGCGCAGTTGCCGGATGAAGCTGTCGAAGGTCTTGCCGCGCTTCGCCGGGTCGGGCTTGGAGGTGCCATCAGCGGCCACCAGCAGCGGACCCCATGTTTTGAATTCTTCGACGTTTTCCAGCATGATCACCCGGGGTTTGCACTTGGCCGCCCAGCGCAGTGTTACCCATGCCAGGCCTCGAATCTTCTTTTCGACCGGCTTGCCGCCCTTGGCCTTGCTGAAGTGCTTGCAATCGGGCGACAGCCAGACCAGCCCGACTGGCTGATTGTTGGTGACCTTGATCGGGTCAACATCCCAGACCGACTCACGCAAGTGTTTTGTGTGCGGATGGTTTGCAGCATGCATTGCCAGCGCCTGGGGGTCGTGGTTGATAGCGATATCGACCGGGCGACCGAATGCCCATTCAAGGCCGGTGCTGGTGCCGCCGCCGCCCGCGAAGTTATCAATAATCAGTTCATTGCCGAGATCGAGTGCCATACTCATCAGATCACGTTTCATTAGGCATCACCTTTTTCTGTTTTTGTGGGTTTGTCAGCCAGGCCGCGCCAAGGGAGCTTGAGACCGGAAACGACCGGCGTCACTTCGCCATCAATGCCAAAGAAAAACTGCTCACCATCCCACCAGTCAAGGTGTTCTGTTGCGCAGGCATTGTCACCGTCGCCATAATCGCGCTGAAACCATCCGACATTGACGGGATCGATTTCCGGGCAGAACCATTGGGTGACGGCGGTCATGGCTTACTTTCTGGTGGGGTTGCTGCAGCTTCTTTGATCTGCTTGCTTAGGCTGTTGAAAACCGCCGCAAACTTTCGATATTGATCGCAGTCTGTTATTTCACGCGCATATCGGTGAGCCAGGATCTTCTTATCGCTATCCCAGACAATCCGACCTTTATCAATTCCATCGACAAAGAATGTCGTTGGATGCTTTCTCCATTGCTTCAAGACACCATCGCCAACAAGCTGCAAGATTTCCAGTGGTGTTGAGTCATTCGCATATTCGACGCGCGCGATCTTGCTTTCTTCCTTATCGATAGCATCCTTAGTTTTCTGGATTCCTTCCTTTAAAATGTGGAGGGCCTCATTCTGGCGTTCCCACTTGCTCAGTGTTGCATTACCGTTACGCTTGTCGTTGAGCGGCTGGCCGTTCGCCTCTTTGACCGATGAGAAATGCGCTGCTAACTTGCTATCAAAGAGGGCTTCTTTATTTGCCAGTGATGCTTTTAAAATCGCGAGGCGAGTCACTTCGTCACCTGCTGCGGTTGGGATTGCAGGGCGATAGCTGCATCGATAGCTTTGGTGAAATGACCGGCTGCGCTGCCGCGCATCAATTTCGTCCCTGGCTCAATAGGCAGTGTTTCGAAATGGAATTTCTCATGGCATCCAACGAAGCGATAAGCGCCCACAAAACGCAATGTAGTACGCCAACGCTGAGCATCTACAGCATCCGCCCCAACTGCTGGCGCTGGTTGCTGCGGGGTGGCATCACGCATTGCGCAAAAGATGCTCGCAAGGTCAGTTTCACTTATCAAATCATCGTTGAATTTTTGATCGCGCATTGCGCTTTCGCCGGCTTCGATCATTTCTGTAGTGACAGCATCCCGATCAGCCGCTACCGGCTCCGCCTCGACCACCATTTCCGTGACGCCACGAACATGGTCGGCTGGCGCTACTGAGAGCAGGGCGCGGGCCTGCCATCCTTCCCATGCACTCTGTACCCATGGGTTGTGATATGTGCCTGAATCAGCCTCGTCCCGGGTCAGATCAGATGCGCGCTCACTATATTCAAACTCTGCACGTTCATTGAGTGCCGCCGTACCATTCAAATACAGAGATTGTTCGACCGGTGTTCGGCCAAGTGCGACACGTGCTGCATCGCGCACCTCTGCGGTGACTGCGTATCCGAACTGTTCAGGGCAGAGCAGGCGGTCGGCGAGTTCGACGCACGCAGCTTGGATATTTTCTGTTGTCATGTTGTGGCTTTCTTGATGAGCTTATTGAACCAGCGGCGGATGCAATAGCTACGCACGATGGAGATCACGGTATAGAACACGCCGAGCAAGATGTTTTGCTGGAGCGAGATATGCCAGCCGAACAGCGGGAACAGCAGGGCGTTGGCGGTGAGGTTGATCCCGTAGCCGATCGCCACGTTGATCAGTGCTTCAGCAAGGGAGCCTTTGCGGGTTTGGGTCATGCTGTCACCTCAATCAAGCGGGAGGCGGCAAGGGCCGCCTTATAGCTGGCTTTCGCTGCCTTCTTGGTATCGCAATACTCACCGGTGGCGCGCCGGGATTTCATGCGCACACGGTATTGCAGGCGTCCGGATGAAAATGAGCCGTAGTCGCTCTCATACGCGGGCAAGTCCCAACCCATAAGCCATTTGCCAAAAGAATCGCAGGACTCCGAATCCAAGTATTCCTGGTAGCGGGTGCGCTTCGGTGGCGCGGGCAGGTGAGCAATCGCATATTCGGTACCGGCATCGCTGACATGGAACACATCACCGCCACCCATCCATTCAGGGTTATCACGGCGCGTCATCATGCCGGCATCAACAAGCGCCAGCAGATCGGACTGGTCATGATGGCCATCGCCGGCGACAAAGTGATTGCGGAATGGCTCGCGCCGGTCCGGACGCAGGCCGAGGGCGTGATTCAACAGGGATAGTTGATGGGCGCTGATCATGCTACGATGCCTCCATTACAATAAATAACGCGAGGGGATATGGGGTGGTTTGAGTTCATTTCTGATTTGGCCGACTCGCTTGCTTGGCCTTTGGTCGCCCTGATCGCTCTTTTCACATTGCGAGGGCATTTGGTTGAGCTACTCGGGAAACTGAGTAAGATCACCTTCCCGGGCGGTGGCGCTGAATTCCGTAGTGGATTAGCGATGGCAGAGGCTGGCGTGGCAAATGAGACAATCCCAGAACGCGAAGATGGCGCGGGATTGAATGCCGGTGCAGCTCCGTCTGAAGTACTCGAGCGAGATCCTCTTGCGTTGGCCGCCAACCCAACCGGCGTCATAATGGAGGCGTGGAAAGAGCTTGAGGCGGGTGCTCGTGACGTTCTTTTCCGGCATGGCGCATTAGATACGTTGATGGCTAGGCAAAATCCAATTAAGATATTTCGCGCCCTGCTTGATAGAAATATTATTTCTAAATCGGAGTATGCATCTATCGAGCAGCTACGAATGCTCAGAAATACTGTTGCGCATGAACGCAATGCTTCAATCACTTCTGGTGATGCAGAACGGTTTCGGCGTGTCGTTGAGACATTGATTCGTGGTTGGAGCAAACGAGGCGGTGGGGATGTCGAGTAGTTATAAATCATTGTTCATCCTCGACTAATTTCCCGCCCAGCGCAGAGACCAGCTCATCAAACACCTTCGCCAGCTCACCGGTCATCAGCATGACATTGCCATCAAACCGTTCATCGTCACTGCGGCTGGTAATGTCGATATCCTCTTTCAGCACATCCAGCGGAACAATGCGCTTGATGGTCATGTTGGCGGTGAGGATGAACGAGATTTTGTCGCGCCAGGTCATCGCCAGCCGCGTGCATTGCTTGCCGCCTTCAATGTGGCGCCGCGTGTCGTCCACTTCCAGCGTATGGCGGGTGAAGCGTACAGTTGCCTTGCCTTCGCCGGTAGCGCGCAGTTCGGTTTCTTGATCGACGGTAAAGCCGCTCGGCGCCTCATCGGATGCCAGCCAGTCGGTCATTGATGCCAACGGCGAGCGCACGGTACGCAGCGTTTCCAGCGGGAATTTCGGAATTGCCTTGAGCAACAGTGTCAGCGCTTCCTCGGCACGCGATGGGCTGGCAGCATCACAGACCAGCCAGCCGTTGACCGGATCAATCCAGACCAGCATCGACCGGTGAGTGCTGAAGGCGCGCGGCAGCAGTTCGTCGGTGACCTGTTCTTTCAATTCCTTGGTCTGCCTGCGGCCGGGTGGAAAACCTTGCTGTTCCTCCAATTCGGCGGCGCGGGCCTTGGTAACTTGATTGATCACATTGGCCGGCAGGATTTTCTTTTCCGATTGCAGGCGCAGCAGGAACTGACGATTGACGGAATGCACCAGCTGGCCATGTTCGCGCGGCGGGATCCAGCCAAGGGTTTGAAAATCCAGCGCAGTGCAGGGCGCGAAGGCTTGCGGCGTCAGGTGGCCGATCAGTTCCTCGGCGGTGATTGCCCAAGGGGCGGGGAGGCGGTAAATCGTGGCGTTCTTGATCATGGTTATTTTCGTTTTTGTGTGATGGTTTAGCGAAACAGGCGCAGATGTGCGTTGCGTGAGGCGTCAATCAACGCCATGGTTTCTTTGGTGCTGTCCTCAACTGGCACGCGGATCATTGCGAGCAGGGCAGCGAGGATTGCCACAACGGCGACGGCAGTTTTCATGTCGCCACCCGATGGCAGATTGGCTTGATACCCGGCTTGGGTTTGTCGGGCGGGTCACCGAGGGCGGCCAGCACGAACAAGAACAAGAAGCAGGCGGCCCATCCGGAGATGTGAATAGCGATCTTGGACATCATGAGATCACCATCACAGTCACACCGAGGGCGCCGTCGTCGTATGCAGCTTGTTCGAGCATGGCAGGCAGGCCAATGGCCTCACCGATGCGGATATCGTTGTTGCCGTAATCGGCGCGGACGCGGCAGATCATGCTGGCACCGCCTTGTCGCCGCGCCATGCGATGAACGATTGCCGCTTGCAGGAGTAATTACGATCACCGCCATTGGAAAAGATCACAACCTCGCCGATGATGCCGACAATCCGGCGGTGACCATCGCGTGCGGATCCAACCTTCTTGGGGTAATAAATTTCCTGTTCTTTCAATTCGATTTTCTTGCCCACAGCGGTCTCCTATAGGTAAAACGAACGGATCAGCGAATGCGCATCGCGCAGCCGGCCCAGATTGGGGATTTTGTTTGTTGCGACAGAGCGGGATTTCTCGACGGCTTTCTTGTACTGGCGGACCAATTGGGCGCTGGCGCCATTGATCACGCGGTCAGGGATATTCGTCGTCATCCGAAGGATCGACGCCGACAACTCAGTCATCTCCGCTTTTTCTGCCGCGACCTGAATTTCCGTTTTCTGCTGGGATTTGCCGGCCATTACCCAACCCTCCGACCGGTGCGGGCGATGACTTCATCCGCTTTGCGCAGAATCATTTCGCGGGTCGGCGGGCGGCCCGAGTCCCAGATGTCCTGAATGAAGTGCTGAGCGCCTTTGCCGCAGATCATTTCCAGCACGGCATCAAGACGGGCGTTTGAATCAAGCGAGACAACTGGCGCAGCCTCTGGCAAATGCTGCAGGACGATTTGAGCTGGCAGTTTCGACGGCGCGGTCAGGATGTCGATAACCTTTGTCAGCATCTGGGTTTGCGTGTTGCTGGCGGTGATCAGTGTTGCCAGGGTGGTTTGCGCAACCGGTGCGCGCTTGGTCTTCGATGCGGGCTTTGCCGCAGCGCGTGGCGCTTTCTTTGTTACTGCGGGTTTGGTGGTCATTTGCAATCCATCGGTTGGTGTGTCGATGGCTCAATTAAACACGATGTTTAAAATGATTGCAAACAGTTTGTTTAAAACATGCTGTTTAAATTAAATATTCTCTGAAAAAGCATCTAAGTGTGGTCAGTGTGCGAGGGCTGGACGTAAAAAAAGCCGCGAGTGCGGCTTCGATGCTTCGATTTTGCGATGTTAGAACGATGTGGGCTCCACAGAGATCCCATCTTGCGTGCTCAAAAAACGAAAGCGCTTTGTTTCACCGGCGCGCACGATGGTCGAAACTTCACGGCGATAGTCAGCGTTGAACGAGCAAAGTCCTTTGCCGCCAGGGTTGCCGACGCCGATTAAATATTCGCCAACTGGAACCTTAAATGCGGCTTTCTCTGCCGGGCTCAGGCTGGCGACTAAATTTCCGTTGATATATACACCGTGGTAGCAGGCGCTACCGAGATACCCGCTGTCGCGCGTGACAATAACGGTCCCATATTCCGAAGATGGAGTGGACTGCAATGCATAAACGCGCTCAGTTGGTGCCGAAGTTGCTTTGTCGAAGGGGACTGGCGAAGTGGCGCACCCTGTGATCGCCGCTAGAATTACGGAGGATAAAATCAGATTCTTCATTAGCGTGAGTCAGATGGGTTTGCGTTCAAAATGTTTATACGTTTTCTCGCTGCAACAGTACAACTCGCCCAATGATAATGCATGTTGCACCAGTGCACTCTTGCCGGTGATATCGTTTCTGATCCGGATTGTCCGATACCAAAAACCAACGACCAAAGTCTTTGACCAGGCGCTTCACGATATCCTCGCCGTCATAGTTGATTGCATACGTTTTACCGTCGCGGAGAGCGGTGTCACCTGTATTGATGACCACAGTGTCGCCTTCTGACATCGTCGGCTCCATGCTGTCGCCCTTGACTCCGATGGCAATCAATTTTTCTGGGTAGTAGCCATTCTTGGAAAACCAGTCCTTGCGGAAAGTAATGGGGCGTCCATTGTTGTCGTCGGCCTCGGCGCGGAAGCCTGTGATTCCGGCAGATAGTTTCAGCTTCACCTTGCGGATTTCTATGTAATCTTCGCTGTTCGGGTCGTGTTCAATAACCCGAGTAAATTTTGTCGGCCAATGCTTGGGGTCGTTGGATGCGTCGGCAGGCTGCGAATCGGCCGCCATCTCACCCTCTCCAGAGCGCAACCAAAGGGCGCTACATCCGAGTGCCCCAGCAGTATCCAGAATTCCCGAGTTGGATATTCCGCGACTTTCCCAATTCTTCAGCGTTTGAGGCGATATGCCGAGCAAGCGCGCGACGGCGCTCGGCTCTTGCGTTGCCCGCAAAGCCTTTGCTGCCTCATAAAGTCGTTTGGTTTGTTCATGCATGCGCGTGATAGTGCCTGATTTAAACAAAGTGTTGTTACACAAACTGTTTGCTTCTTGTTTAAACATGGTGTTTAATTGCGCATGGACGATAAAACTCTGATTCTTGCTTTGGGCGGCCCTTCGAAAGTGGCAGACATGCTGTCTTTCAAGAAGCCGGGCGGTGCACAGCGCGTGCAGAACTGGATGACGCGGGGCATTCCTGCGCAGCAGAAACTGGATCGACCTGATCTTTTTCCTGTTCGGACCGAGGCCGACACGGCCCAGGAGGGGAAATGACCCCAAAGCCGACAAAAAACCCTTTTGAAATTTCCGCTGCACAAAAAAAGCTGATCGCCGAATCGCTCTGCAACATCGTCACCAATCTCGTCAGCAGCGGCCGTCCGGCGCCGGCCGCGACAGTGCAGGCCGCTCGCTTGGTGCTGGAGACGGAAATCATGGCGCTGAATGCACAAGGCAAGCCGAAGGAGGGCGCATGAAAGCCTCGCTCATCCGAATTGTGTTGTTTTTCATCGGCCCGGCAATTCGCTTCGAGATCGAGCGGTACCGAGCGGCGGATGAGAGGCGGTCCGATGAAGCGGTCCGCCACATGATCGAATTTCGGGACTTCGTGGATGAGCGCATGTTGCGCGCGGCAACTAGGAACCAGACGAAACCTTCAGCAAGATCTTCTGATAGCTGACCAGTTCTTTTGGGACCGACTCCGAAAGATCGACTTTCGCATTTTGCGGTGGTGTGAAATTTGCGAAATCGGAAGTGAACTGCTGGATCAGCCCCAAAGCACCCGATGCCTGGGCTGGCGAGAGCTGGGTGCAGATTGCTTTCAACGCGATGTCGAGTGCAGTTAGTTGTGTAAGTAAGTATTGATCGCTCAGTTCGCGACTTTGGCCGTTGTTTGCCATGGAAGCCCCTTTGTGATTGTGGTGTGAGAACCAGCAATCTATCACGGAGGGGCTTCCACCCAGTTTCAGCATTATGTAGTCGAGTATTCATAACCATAGATTAGCTGCCAGACAGCAAGAAATCATCAGGAATCAAGAGGAGCTTTACCCCATGACTTACAAATACGGCGAGACCGATCAGCACGATTGCCTTTACAACGTGGCGCGCGAATATCCTGGCGGCCTCGAAGCACTGGCGCCGCGCATGGGTTTGGGTTCCAAACTGCTACGCAAGAAAATCGGACCGGCCGAAAAGACCAACAACATGACCTGGGAAGAGGTCTCCGTGGCGCTGGAGCTGCTTCAGAGCGCCGGCGTCGCTGATGCTCTGAAGCCGATGCAGGCTATGGCGTTCAGGCACGGCATGATCTGCGTACCAATCCCCGACGCAGCCGATGTGACTGAAGAGGCATTGAGCGCGGCGGCAATGCAAGTCATGGTCCAGCTTGGGGAGGCCATCGCCGCCTCGAAAGAGGCAATGAGCGACGGTCAACTGACGCAGTGCGAGCTGGTTCATATCGAGCCGAAAATCCGCCGCATGCTCCCGGCAATCGTCGGCTGGATTGAAAAGCTGCGCCTTCGCGCCAAGAAAGACACAGGCCGCGGCATTGTCGACAAGTTGCTGCACCCACGCCGGGAAAAGGATCACGCATGAACGATCTCAAGTACATCCTGCAAGCCGCAATCCCTTTTGTGTTGATCCTCGCCTTGATCTATACCTGGGTGCCGCAATGATGCGCATGCACCCCGACAACGAGCGGCAGTTTCGCAGGACATCCGCCAGCATGCTGTTGCTGAACCACACGCAGCGCGCGTGCAAGGGTGCCTGCCGGCGCAACAAGAGTATCGGTCAGTTCCGAGGCGACTCCAATATCTGTATCCGCTGCGAAAACCGCATGCCAAAAGAAACGAGGTCAGCATGACAGCAGGCAATCAAAAGGGCGGGGCGCTGGCCAAGCTGGCGGCGATCTTCTGCGAACAGTCACTGTTCCGGGCATTCCTGAATGAAAAACTGCCGGATCCACATCTGCACATCGGTACCGCCGAGCAGGCAACCGAGCATTTGAAAATGGTCTGCAATGTGAAGTCACGCATTGAGTTCGACAACGATCCGGAAGCGGAGCGGCGTTTTCATGACCTGGTGCGCATTCCATACGTCCATTGGCAACTGAGCAAGGACAGCGAATAACATGCTTCGCCGCTCCCCCATGAAACCCGGTACCAAGCCGCTGAAGCGCACCGGGTTTGTCAATTCATCTTCTCGCGCCCAGTTGACTAAGGGTGTGTTTGAGAAGCCGCGAAAGCCATTGAAGTCACGCCGGCGGCCTCTGACCAAGATCCAAGCCGCAGCGTGCGGCCAAGACTGCACACTGCTGTTTCCCCGGGTTTGCAATGGCCGGACAGATACGACGGTGCTGTGCCATAGCAACCAACTGCAAGACGGCAAGGGTATGCGCCTCAAGGCGCCAGACACTCGTGCAGCATTCGGTTGCTGCGCCTGCCATGACGTGCTGGATGGCCGCGCGCCGCGTCCGGACGGCTTCACATACGAACAGATGATTTCCCGGTTTAACCAGGCTGTCGAGGCAACACATGTTGTCTTGCGCCGCCTGGGCTTGATGAAGGCTGAATGATGCGAGATTACGGAAAAGTAAGCCCGAAGTTTTGGATCGGCAAATCTGGCAAAGCATTGCGCGGCCATCCTGAGGCGCAAATCGTCGCCCTGTATCTGATGACATGCCCGACTTCCGACATGACCGGCGTATTCAATTGCCCATTGATGTACATCGCCCATGAAACCGGACTGGGCTTGGAAGGGGCTTCGAAGGGCCTCAAGAGGCTCATTGAAGGGGATTTTTGCACCTTCGATGAAGATTCCGACATGGTGTTCGTTCACGAAATGGCGAAGTACCAGATTGGTGAGGAACTGAAGGTAAATGACAATCAGGTCAAATCCGTCAAAAGGGCGTACCAGTCTATGCCAGAGGCGATCAAGCCTGAATTTTTTAGCCGTTACAAAGATGCTTTTCATCTGCCGGTAGGAAGCCCCTCCGAAGCCCCTCCGAAGCCAAGAACAGGAGCAGGAGAAAGAACAGGAGCAGAAGCAGGATCAAATTCCGTACCTATCGGTACGGGCGGCGAGCCGCCGGCGCTGAAGGACGAAGGCCCGAAAGACCCGACGGCGATGACGAAGGATGAACTGTGGGCAGCGGGAAAGTCATTGCTCTCGACGCAGGGAATGCCGAAGGAGCAATGCGGCGCGTTCGTGGGCCGGCTGGTGAAGGATTACGGAACAGAGATCGTGATCGATGCCGTGCAAGCCGCAGTGGTCGAACGCCCGGCCGATGCACCATCGTTCCTGAAAGCCGCTTGCATGGCGCGTAAAAACGAGGGCGGCAAGTCAATTATTCCCTGGCATGCCACCGATGAAGGTGTGCAGGCAAAAGGTTTGGAGTTGACGCCGCCGCTGAAGCCGCAGCCAAGCGAAACCCACATCATGTTCAAAGCCCGGGTACTGGCGGCTGTCGATAACGGAGGAACTTCGCCGATACCACCTCGCAGCACCGTGACTACATTCCCACAAGAGCCGCCTCGCAGTAAGCCAGTGGGCATTGCTCCCCTTAAATCGCTGGTCAAGGTGCGGGCGGAAGCATGAGCAACGGAATGATCCGCTGGACGCCTGAACAATTTGAGATCCACAAGGCAGCCCGCGCCGCAACGCAAAAAATCGTTCAGCAAGACGCGCGTAAGAAACAGTTTCAGGCGCTGGGCCGGCTGCCAAAAGGCAAGATGAACAAGACCGAGCAAGCCTACGCCGCGCTGCTGGATGAGCAGAAGCGCCAAGGCTTGATTCTCGACTACCGCTTTCACGCAATCCGCGTCCGACTCGCTGATAACACGTTCTACGAGGTCGATTTCCTCGTTATTGATGCTGGTCTGGGTTTGGCAATCCATGAGGTCAAGGGCGGCTTCACCACCGATAAGGGGCAACTGAAGATCAAGCTCTGCGCCGAGGCGTTGCCATGGCTGCGCTGCATCAAGGTCACCAAGCAAACCGCGAAGCAGGGCGGCGGCTGGGAAATGCACGATTTTTACTGAGGCAAATATGGCAAAAACGAAACGCAACAAGGCATACAAGCCGCGCCCGGTAAATCCGCAAGCGATGAACTGGGCATTGTCCGGCGCACACACGCTGCCGATGCATAAACAGGTTGAGCTGATTGGTTACGTCGATGTCGCGCTGGATCGATTGCGGCAAGGGCGGGCGGCCCGGGACGACTGGAATACGCTTGCCAATGGCATGAATATCGCCGAGGCGCTGGCACACTTCCAGATCGGTACCAATCTCACCGACCGGATCAATGACGCGCAGGACGAGCTGCACGGCATCGGCATACGCATGCTGAGCACCGGTAAATCGACCTGCTATGCGCATGAGTTGGCGGCAATCGCCGAAGGGCGGGACATGTACAAAATCCAGCTGGGTTTGTGCAGTCAGGCTGAGATCATGCGGGCGGTACAGCGCGTCAACGATTTTCATCGCAGCGGTGCCATGAACGATGTGGCGCGGCTCTATCAGGCAATGAGTGTCTAGCGGCATGCATCGCTAATTTGCAATTTTAAGGAGAACTGTTGTGCTTAAAGATATCGAAAATAAACTGAAAACTGCTGGCTACGATTTGACGGAAGCTGAAAAAATGGAGGCCGCAGAAGCTATCGCACGCCTCCAGGCAATTTTTAACTACGCGCTGAAGGAAGGCGCTCCTCCAACTCGGAAAGTGGGGCGTCCACCAAAAGAGGATGGCGTCAGAGATATTTCGAACGTTGCACGTGCGGTTGCTCAGGGTCTTCATCAATCCAGTGTCGTGGGCAGTCGTCAGTGTTTGACAATTGATGAATTCTGCTCAGCACATGGAAACATTGCCCGCAGCTTCTTTCATAAACTCGTCAATCAGGGCGAGGGGCCCAGACTCCTGAAGATTGGTCGCCGCACCATGATTACGCTTGAAGCAGCCGAGGAATGGCGCAAGCGTAACGAAGAGAGTAACGGCTAGTCGCCAAGTCAAATTAATGGATGCCAGAGAGGACAGCAATGTTGCGACGCGTAAGGAAGGAAGAAGTAAAAATTGATCCGTACACAAAGCCCGATGGGTTTGATCAGTGCATTGCGTGCTGGAAGGATTGGCTCGCGGCAGATGCTGATCGGGATCTTGGCGCGCGCACGATGGCTGGCCTGGTTGGTGACAGTGACGGATACGGCAGTTGCATGACGGTGTATGACGCGCAGCAGAAGGCGGATTTTGAGATTGGTGCCGCCACGGATGCCATGATTGATAGCTTGAAGTTGATACACGTCTGGGCAATCTACAAGATGAGCAGCGTTGCGAATCCGTGGCGTTTCCCGAATGCGGATATCCTTGTCGTCGGGCCGCTGGCGCGCGAGGCTCTGATTCAGAAGTTGCGAAATAATTGTTGCACCGGCCGTCTTTTTTAAACTATACTTTTCCGCAGAGGGCGGTTTCGTTCGCCCGAAGAAAAGTTAAGCCTTCGAAAGAGGGCAGATATTTGAGCAGATTCTTTCGCGGCGGGACCACTTGCAGGATATGTTTGGGTCTCGCGAATCTTCTCAAGTATCGGTAGTTATCAAAGCCTCGTACCTCACGGTCCGGGGCTTTTCCTTTGGTGGTGTCGATTCATGTAAACGCTGCCCGTATCCAAAATTGAAATACGATTACAGCGAAGACCACGAGGTAAGCAACGAAGAGCGCTAGGATAAAAAGCGCCAAGTAGACAAGCGAAAAGAACGGCACCGCTATGACACTCGGCCATTCTCGTTGAAAGATTATGTTGCGTAGCTTTTTGAGCAACGGTTCCCCCGGAGTTTTTGGGTCGCTGCTATCGGTGCTTTTATGTAGATAGTCTACAGAGAAATTTGATTTCATTCTAATTGGCATTTTGTCTAAATAGTGGTGGGTTTGCCCGTTGTCGGATCACCGATCGCGGGCTTTTTTTATTCTTTGATTGAAAAAGACACTTGGGCAATCCGCATCCATCTCATGCCAAAACGTCCTTTGAAACCATGCCGATTCCCCGCATGCCGTGAGCTGATAGCGGGTGGCCAGCACTTTTGTGCGGCACATACCAAGGCAAAGCAGATGGAGAGTGATCAGCGGCGCGGTACAGCACATGAGCGGGGCTACACCAGCGCTTGGACCAAAGCTCGGGGATACTACCTGCGCGCACATCCGCTGTGCGTGCGATGCCAAGAGGTTGGCCTGATAGTTGAGGCAACGGTTGTTGATCACATCATTCCGCACAAATTGAAAGATGCAATCGACAGCAACGACGCCAAACTAATTGAGGTGGCTCGAGCTTTGTTCTGGGATAGCAAGAATTGGCAGTCACTGTGCAAGACGGATCACGATATCAAAACCGCAAGAGAAGATGGCGGTTTTGGTCGCTGTAGGGGTGGGGGTGGGTCGAAACCTTGATCTGATCCGGCAAAAGACCGTCCGCTTAGTCAAATTTCTACACCCGCGAAAAATGAAATTTAAAGTTTGAGGAAAAAATGCCTGGAGTCCCGGGCCGCTCCGGGCGCAAGCCGAAGCCTACGGCAAAGAAGGAGTTGGCCGGCAATCCGGGCAAGCGGCAATTAAACAAAGACGAGCCTGATTTTGGTCAGGTAACAAACATCGACGCACCGGAATGGCTGGCGCCAGAAGCGCGCGATATGTGGTCGCGGGTGGCGCCGCTACTATGCGCGCAGCACATACTGCAATTCACTGACCTACACAATTTGGAAATTTTTTGTTCGGCGTATGGCAACTGGCGAGAAGCGCAAGCCGAGCTTATAAAAAATGGCCCGGTCGTCAGCGGTGCTCAAGGTGGCCCCGTCAAGAATCCAGCCGCCACGGTGGTCAAAGAGGCGGCTGGTCAAATGGCGACATTTGGCGCGATGCTTGGTCTCGACCCATCCAGCCGCCAGCGTCTGATGACACCAAAAAAGAAGGGGGCCGGCAATCCTTTTGCGGCACTATTGGGCGGCTGATGGCGAAAGATAAATTTCCGCTGGTGGCGAAGGCAACCCAGTTTGCGCGGGATATTGTGCGCGGGAAAAAGCCGGCGTGCACCTACGTCAAACTGGCTTGCCAGCGTCATTTGGATGAACTGGTTGCGAGCAAGGCGGCGCGGTTTAAGTACAAATTCGATCCGGTCAAGGCGGAGAAGAAGCTCAAGCTAATCCAGCTGCTACCGCACACTAAGGGGGAATGGGCATACAAGCGCCAACTGGTGACATTGGAGCCGTGGCAGCTATTTGGATTGGCATGCACCTTTGGGTGGGTCAAGAAAAAGAGCGGTTTGCGTCGGTTTCGTGAGTCTTACTGGGAGGTGCCGCGCAAGAATGGCAAATCCGTAGTTGCCGCAGGAGTTGGACTGGGGATGTTTGTTGCGGATGATGAGTTTGGCGCCGAAGTCTACTCCGGCGCCACCACTGAAAAACAGGCGTGGGAAATTTTCAGGCCGGCGCGGTTAATGGTGTTGCGCTCCCCTTTGCTGATTGAGCATTTGGGCATTGAAGTCAATGCGGAAAACATGTCTCGCCCTGAGGACGGAAGCCGCTTCGAACTGTTGACGGGTAATCCGGGTGATGGCGCTTCGCCATCTTGTGCGCTGGTTGATGAGTTCCACGAGCATGATTCAGCTGCCCTGTATGAAACGATGATCACCGGTATGGGGGCACGTCGACAAGCCTTGATGTTCATCATCACGACGGCCGGATCCAACATCGAGGGACCTTGCTATGACAAGCGACGCGAAGTGATCGAGATGTTGACGGGAGTGGTTCCCAATGATGAGTTGTTTGGCTGGATCTGGACCATTGATGAGGGCGATGACTGGACTAGTCCCAAGATATTAGCCAAGGCGAATCCGAATTTCGATATTTCAGTGTACGCCGACTACCTAATCAGCCAGCAGCAAAAAGCGATCAAAACGGCGCGGTTCACCAATACTTTCAAGACCAAGCACTTGAATGTGTGGACGACAGCGAAAGAAGGTTATTTCAATGCTGAATCATGGCGGGCGTGCGAGGATCGCAGCCTGTCGCTGGAGCAGTTCCAGGGCCAAGAGTGCGTGCTTGGTTTCGATCTGGCGCGCAAACTTGACTTGAACAGCATGGCGCGTTTGTTCTGGCGTGACATTGATGGAAGGCGACATTACTACAGCGTGGAACCAAAATTCTGGGTTCCGGAAGATACGGTGATTGATAGCGATAACCGGCGAATGGCTGAGCGCTATCAAAAGTGGGTGAATACCGGTCATTTGGATCAAACCGAGGGTGCAGAGGTGGATTATCGTGAAATTCTGGCCGCCGCTATTGAGGCAAACAAGTTGGCGCCAGTCATATTCAGTCCGATTGATCCATCGGGCGCGACCAATTTATCGCATCAGTTGGATGACGAGGGTTTGTCTCCGGTCACGATTACTCAGAATTTCACGAATATGAGCGATCCGATGAAGGAGTTGGAAGCGGCCATTATGTCGGGTCGGTTCCACCATGATGGCAACCCCATCATGACCTGGTGCATTGGCAACGTAATTGGCAAGAACCTTCCTGGCAACGACGACGTGGTGCGTCCGATTAAGCAGGGCAATGACAATAAAATTGATGGCGCTGTCTCGCTGATTATGGCGATTGGGCGCGTACTTATGGGTGAGCCGCAAGGCAACCTCAACGACTTTTTCAACAACCCGGTAATCGCATGAAGGAAAAAAAAATTCACGCACTGACCCGGATTAAGGCCGCAGTTGGGGGTGCAATCGCAGGCTGGATAGGCGGCGGGATCACACTGGCTGATGGCGGCTTCTGGTCAAAGTGGTTTGGCCTGAGTAATTTTTCTGGCAAGCGGGTTACTGTCAATTCTGCACTGCAGATCAGCACTGTGATGGCGTGCGTTAGGCTCATTTCTGAGGTGCTCTCGACATTGCCGGTTGGACTGTTTTACAAGGGTGAGGACGGAGCGCCGGTCGCAGCTACGGAGCATCAACTGTATTACCTGTTGCATTCGCAGCCAAACGCTACGATGACAGCTCCAGTTTTTTGGCAGGCCCTTATTGCCAGCTTGCTCTTACAGGGCAAGGCGTATGTCGAAAAGCGAATGAGTGCTGGAGTGATTACTTCGTTGGAATTTTTGATAACGGATCAGGTTTCCAATCCCAGGCGCCTTGCATCTGGCGCTCTGGAATGGAGTTACAACGACCCGGTGACGAAAACGACTCGCATCATCCCTGAGTCAAGGATGTGGCATCTACCGGCCTTCACATTGGATGGCATCAACGGCATTTCTCCGGTGAGCTATGGTGCAAATATATTCGGAGCGGCCATCGCTGCCGATCAAGCTAGCGCCGAAACATTCACTAATGGAATGAAGGCGACCGGGCTCGTCATGATGGATGCAGTTCTGACCGGGGCTCAGCGTGAGGAAATGCGCGCGCATGTCAAAACTGTGTCGGATAACGGCGGCGTAATGGTTATGGAAAAGGGATCGGGATATCAGCAATTGCGTATGAATCCGCAGGATGCAGAATTGTTATCAACCCGCAGCTTCAATATTGAGGAAATCTGCCGCTGGTTCCGGGTGGATCCATCTCTGGTGGCGCATGGCAGCAAGGACAGCAACTGGGGGACCGGACTCGAAGAAAAAATGACCTGGTTTGTCACGCTGGTACTTAGACCGTGGGCGGTGAAAATCGAAAGTGGCATAAAAAAGGACCTGCTTTCGCCGGTTGAACGACGCAAATTTTCGGCCGAATTTGCTCTGGAGGGGTTGTTACGTGGGGATAGTAAGGCGCGTGCCGCATTCTATGCCCAGATGACGCAGAACGGGGTAATGACGCGCGACGAATGTCGCCGACTGGAAAATCTTGCGCCTCTAGGTGGCAACGCGGCAGTACTTACTGTGCAATCGAATATGCTTCCGATCGATAAATTGGGCAATGGTGGCGCTGCCGGGTCTACCGCAAAGAACGCGTTGCTTGCCTGGCTAGATCAACCAAACAAGAAAGATTGACATGGATACCAAGGATTTTGACTTCGAGATCAAAGATGTCTCGAAAACCGGAACGTTCGTCGGCTATGGCTCCGTTTTTGGCAATGTCGACCAAGGCGATGACATTGTGCAAAAAGGCGCGTTTGCAGAGAGTCTGCTCGGAATTGCTGCAAAAAATCGTAAGGTACCAATTCTATGGCAGCACCGCAGTGGCGAGCCAGTTGGCGGCTTTGAAAGCATCAAGGAAGATGGTCGCGGCTTATTGATGGAGGGTAAGTTGCTGGTCGATGATGTGCAGCGCGCGAAAGAGGCGCATGCACTACTGCAAGCTGGTGTGGTGAGCGGGCTTTCTATTGGCTACACCACGCGAGATCATTCCTTTGACCAAAAAACCGGAATTCGCACGCTCAAGAAATTGGATCTACTGGAAACCAGCATCGTTACATTTCCAATGAATGACGAGGCGCGCGTGACGGCGGTTAAGTCTTTCGACCGCATATTGAAGACCGGGAATCTCCCAGGTCTCCCTGAATTTGAAGATTTCCTGCGTGAGGCAGGGTTTTCGAAAACGCAAGCCGCGGTCATCGCTGGTCGAGGCTTGAAGGAATTGCTTTTCCGGAGCGAGTCCGGAGGCTATGCCAGCGAAACTCTCAGCATTTTGAAATCCTTCAACTTGCAGTAATAGTAGTAATCAAAATCTAGCCGCCTTCGGGCGGTTTTTTCATTTTTGAAAGGTAAAAATCATGAAACGCTCCTACCTCGCGATCGCGCTCATTGGCCTGTCGCTGGTCTCCCTCGGCGCTCAGGCCATGGGGTTTGACGTCGCTGGCTTTGTCTCGGCTCACCCTGATGTATTCGGTGGCCTGGCGTTGCTCGGGTTTGCCGGTGAAACGGCGGTTGTTAATCCGGCTGAAATCAAGGCTGCTCTCGAAAAGATCGGCGATCAGGTCAAAGAAGTTGGTGAAAAGGCGCTGTCCGAAGCCAAGAAGGCAGGCGATATGAGTGCCGACACCAAGGGCAAGGTTGACGAAATTCTGGTCAAGCAGGGCGAGTTGCAGGCCCGTTTGCAGGAGGCCGAGCAAAAGCTCGATCGGCGCGCTGGTGGCGCTGAAGAAGATGGCAAGAAATCGGTGGGGCATCAAGTCACGGACTCCAAAGAGTTCAAGGAATACGTCGAAGCTGGCGATTATCGTAAGGGCTTCACATTCCCTATCAAGGCAGTGGTCAGTATTACTTCAGATCCAGCCAGCGCCGGCGACACTCTCGCGCCTGATCGTCGTTCCGGTATTGTGGCTCCGCCAGAGCGTCGGCTGACGGTTCGCGACTTGCTTACACCAGGCACCACCAATTCGAACTTGATTCAGTATGTCAAGGAAATCGGATTCCAGAATATGGCCGCGACCGTGGTCGAAGGAGCGGTAAAACCGAAATCGGATATCACCTTCGATCTGGTGGCGCAAGCAGTTGTCAAGATCGCGCACTACGTCAAAGCATCAACTGAAATTCTGGCTGATGCACCTATGATGCAGAGCTATATCGATGGCCGCCTGCGTTACGGCTTGGCACTGAAGGAAGAAGCGCAATTGCTCAATGGCTCGGGCGTTGGTAACAATCTGAACGGCATTTTCACCCAGGCGAGCGCCTATGTGGCGCCAATCGCCATTGCTGGCGCCACACGTATCGACGTTCTGCGACTGGCAATGCTGCAGGCCGAATTGGCAGAATATCCGTCCACCGGCATTGTCTTGAACCCAATCGATTGGGCTGCCATCGAACTGCAAAAAGATTCAACCGGCGCCTATATCTTTGCCAATCCGCAAAGTCTGGCGCAGCCAGCGCTGTGGAATCGCCCGGTGGTCAGCACTCAGGCTATGACAGTTGATACCTTCTTAGTCGGTGCATTCAAGCTCGGCGCGCAGATCTTTGACCGCATGCAGGCCAGTGTTGCCGTCGCCACCGAGAATGAAGATGATTTCATTAAGAACATGGTGGCGATTCTGATCGAAGAGCGCCTGGGGCTGGCCGTCTATCGTCCGGAAGCATTCATCAAGGGCGATATCACGCCAGCATAACGGCTCGCCGCCCAGCTGTCGCTGGGCGCATGTTGACATCAAGGGAGAGCGGGATGAATGTAGAGATTACAGCCAAGCAGCAGCTTGCGCACGGCGAACACGATTTGAAACGTGGTGAGTCGACCAGCATGAACCATATCGCTGCGGAGGCGCTGGAAAGGCGCGGTCTGATTGAGATCAAGTCTGCGAGTGCGCCGGAAAATAAGATGGCGGCAGATCACGATAACAAATCAACCCGCCGCCAGCCGTCCAAGGGGGAAAAGAGGGCGCTCGAAAAAGAGACTGCAGAGAAGCTGGCAGCTGAAACAGAATGATTGTCTCGTATGAAATTGCACTGCAGCATCTTCGCGCAAGTGATGGCACGCCCGAAAGTGATTTGATTAAATTGTTTATCGGCGCGGCATCTGAGGCGGCCTGCGAATTTCTAGGTCGTAAAGTCTATGAAGATGCTGATGCGCTTTCCGCTGCAATTTTGGATGGAAGCACAGGCGCTGATCCTATCTTGTTAAATGATTCAATCCGCGCTGCGGTGTTATTGATTTTGGGCCATCTGTATGCAAATCGCGAAGACTCTGTGGTCGGACTTACGGCGATAGCGCTACCGATGGGGTCGCGCTCATTATTGCAACCATTTCGCGTAGGCGTGGGGGTCTGATGCGAGCCGGCGAGTTGAAATGGCAGATCCAAATTCAGTTGCCGCCGGTCGGGAAGAATGCCGATGGCGATCCAAACACTGACTGGACAAAACTGGTCGACGTGTGGGCAAAGAAAGAAGACTTGAGCGGCCGCGAGTTGCTTGCCGCACACGCCGCACAAAGTGAAATCACTACCCGATTCCGTATCCGGTACCGGGACGACATCACTTCGAAGATGCGGGTTGTGATGGGTGAGGAAATTTACAACATCAAGGCGGTATTGGATCGGGCGGGCAGCAGGGTGGAACTGCAACTGATGTGTTCATCAGGACTGAACAATGGCTGATATTTCACTGCAAGGCTTTGATGATCTGGAGCAGACATTGCTATCACTCAATGCCAAAGTCGGTAGCGATGCGTTGCGCTCGGCAGCCAATGCCGGCGCAACCATCATTAAGGATGAGGTGGTAATCCGTGCCCCGGAAAAAAGCGGCATTCTGAAAGAGGCGATCTATCAGAAGCACATCCCCGAACAGTCTACCGATAGACGCCAGGTGTATTTTGTGTCTTGGCGCAAAGGAAAGAAATCAACAACAGATGCCTTTTATGGCGACTGGGTAGAGCGCGGTCACTGGTATGTGCCGCCACGACCGAAAGGCGTCACCTATAAAGCACATCGTGCGGCGAATCGCGCGATTTTTGTGCCGGCACATCCGTTTTTACGCCCCTCTTTTGAAGCGAAAAAAGATGTGGCTATCGATGCCATGCGCAGCAAACTGGCTGAAAACGTGCAGAAGGCGATTGCGGAGATGCGGAAATGATAGAAAAAATCGTTCAGGACCTGGTGGATGACCTGGCCGCCGGTGGTGCGCACTTTGATGTTGTTCCCGCCGGCGTCGCACGACCCTACATCACACTGCAGCAAGTTGGCGGCGCGCCGGTGGCCTATCTTTCCGGAGAATCTGGCTGTGACATCGTGCGCATGCAAATCGATGTGTTCGGCGACAGTCGCACGCAAGCCAATGAGGTAATGACAAGCCTGCGTCAGCGGCTGTGTGGTGAACCACTTTTGGCGCGGCCGGTGGGAGCGCCTTTCAGCAATTACGAAAGCAACGTGAATACCTATCGGCGCAGTTGTGATTTTTATATTCTTGCCAAAATCTGACTTCAACAGCTTTTACCAGGGCAGTGCTTATAGCAAGTTCGATTCAGTCCTCTCCGGCTCGCTCTTCAGCGGGCCTTTTTTTATTTTTGAAAGGTAGACATCATGGGAGTGAAATTACCCAATGGCGCGATTTTTTCCATCGCATCCGGTTACTCGGCAGAACACACAATGGCATCCATTAGCAATGCCTTGGAAGCAGTGGCAACGCTGGAGGATGGCCACGCGGTCATTGCCGGTCAGATTCTGGTGGTCGGTTCTGGCTGGACCGGCCTGGATGGTCGCGTTGCCCGCGCCAAGTCCGTGCTGATTGATGCGGTGACGCTGGAAAAAATCGATACCACCGATGCCGATCGATTCCTCGCCGGCAGCGGCGGCGGCAAGGTGCGCGCGGTCACCGATTGGACTGAAATCCAGCAAATCACTGACTTTGCCACGTCGGGCGGCGATCAGAACTTCGCCAACTACTCGTTTCTGTCGGACGACGAAGAGCGGCAGTTGCCGACCACCAAGTCGCCGACCAGCATCAAGATCAAGACCGCCGACGATCCGGAATTGCAGCATAACGCTGTGCTGGAAAAGGCCGATTTGGACCGTCAGCCACGCGTGTTCCGTCTCAAGCTGCCGGGTGGTTCGGCCATCTATTACAACGGCTATGTGTCGTTCAATCAGACGCCCAGCATGGGCAAGAACAACATCATGGAAGTCACCACTAGCTTGTCGCTGATCTCGCGTCTGACGCGCTACGCCGCATAAGCTCTACCCACAACATTACCAGGAGCTGCAATGTTCAAGCTGACCCCCGACCCGACCTTCAAGGCCGAGGTCGAAATTCCGCGTCCCGGCGCATCGGCCGGACGCATCAAATTCGAATTTTCCTACAAGGATGCCGACGAGCTGAGCGATTACATGAACCGCCTGGCGGACCTCGGCGACATCGACGGCATCATGGAAATTGTCACCGGATGGAGTGGCGTCGATGTG